TGCTATCACCTACGCGAGACGATACGCACTACAGGCTATCGCTGGTATACCTTCCGAGGATGATGACGGTAATGCGGCGTCCCAGTCAGCCCCGAAGGTTATTACTGCGGCGCAAGCCAAGACTATCAGCGGCCTGATTAATAAGACTAGCAGTGACAAGGCAAAGTTCTGCCAAGCATTCAAGTGTCAGTCTGTTGAGGAGTTATCAGTACAGCAGTTCGCTCGTGCTAAGGAGTTGCTGGAGAGTAAGTTGTAATGGATGAGTCTTTGAGAGATAAGTTTAGGAAGAATCGAAACCAATGCAGCATGTGCGACAGAGGTATCGGTACACAATTTATGGTGTGTTCAACATGTAAAGCGCTGACCGAGAAAATGAACAGCGCGTGGAGGATGTATGCAAGACCCAGTGATAATAGATCTTAACAATTACCTAAGCAGCATGGAGCGTGCAGAGGAGGAAGCAGACGCTGCCGAGCTGGAGCTGTGGAATGAGAGGATGCAGACAGCATTGCGTATCCTCGCTGCGGATAAAGATGATAAGCAGAAGGCTCGCATGCTGATTGCTTGGGTAGAGGAAGAGATAGAGGAGTGGCAAGATGCGCATCTGTGATCACGAGCAAGGTAGTCCTGAATGGTTTGCCGCTCGCCTTGGTGTACCAAGTGCATCAATGTTCGCTAAGATTGTTACGACCAAAGGCGTATGGTCTACACAGGCTGACAGCTACATCAATCAGCTTGTTGCAGAGCAGCTAACAGGAGAACGCGAAGAGATATATCAGTCACACCATATGCTTCGCGGAATAGAGTTAGAGCCAGAAGCGCGTGACCTGTACTGCCTCATGAATGATGTTGAAGTTCAAGAGGTTGGATTCTGTTTGCATGACACCCTTAAAGCAGGGTGTTCGCCAGACGGATTGGTAGGTGAGGATGGTGGACTAGAGGTTAAATGTCCTGCACCTGCCACGCATGTGGAATACCTAAGAGGAGGCGTACTTCCTTCGCGGTACAAGCAGCAAGTGATGGGTTGTCTATGGGTGACCCAGCGGGACTGGTGGGACTTTGTTTCCTATCATCCCAACATGAAGCCCCTGATCGTGAGAGTTGAGCGCGATGAGGAATACATCTCAGCATTGGAGGAATGTGTTGCCAAGGCTGTAAATTTAATTCAAGAAAATGTAAATCAGTTTTTTAACTAGGAGATTGTATGTCTGATTATGATGATACTAACCGTGGCGCACTGTTCAAGAATGAGCGCAAAGAAAAAGAAACCCATTCCGATTACAACGGAACAGTGAATGTAAACGGTGAGGATTTTTACCTCAATGCATGGCTGAAGGAATCAAAGGCTGGTAAGAAATTCTTTAGCCTGTCCATCAAGCCGAAGGGGGAGCCGCGACCTGCTGCTCCAGCTACAGAAATCTCAATGGACGATGTGCCATTCTAATTTAACGGGGGCGCAAGCCCCCAACTTGGAGGATGAAATGAAAAGATCAGTCAAGAATGTTCAACTTAAGCTACCGAATTACGCATTTGAATTGCTAAGAACCTACAAAGATATTGGTGGTTTTCTAAATCTTAGTGAGGCGGTAGAAAAATTAGCTGTTTCCCATCTGCCAATGGAAGAGTCTGGTGTTGAAGAGACTAAGCCCAATACAGAATTAAGTATAGAGGATAATGTTCCTGCCCCAGAATCTAAGAAGCCTGTTGTCAGCGCTACTGATAAGATTTTTGCTGCTGGCGATGTGTTGCAGGTAGAGGATGATGTGCCTATCCCACAGATTTGCAGAGCAAGTGCCGAATCTTTCTCTCATGTTCTTGAGAACACGTTAAAGAAAATGAAAGTTGGCAATTCGTTTCTTATTCGTGGAGAAAATCAAAGATCCATCAGCCTTGGGGTAGCCAAGAAATTAAAAATGACAATTGCCACTAGGCAGACTGAGAACTTCCAAAAAGATAAAACGATTCGTGTCTGGCGGGTAGCTTAGGAGTTAGTATGATTCATATAGGATCAGCAATACGCAAGGCGCACAAGCAGCAGGGGGTGTTATTCAAGACTGTAGCTCAAGAGATTGACTGCACCCCTGCTAACTATGCTCATACACTTGAGCGAGCAAGCATCACTCTGCACAGGTACAAGCAGATTTGCGACTCACTCAACATGACAATGGATGATGTCTATAATCTGGGAGACAAGAGATGAGTGCAACAACGCAGAATAATCAAGAGATTATCGAGCGATTGGAGAGAGATATTAAAAAGTATCTCGCTGGAGGGGGAGTGATTAAACAGCTCCCCTCCTGCACCATGTCTGATCGCGCGAAGACAGAATCAATTGCATCTATTAGGATCAACAAGAAGGGGGATAAAGATGAGTGACTTGCCGCAAGGAGAGTTCTGGGCAGTGAATAGCGATCATGCTTTGAAGATGTTTATCAAGCATATCACTAGCCTTTACGAAGAGAAGAAGTACCTGACTATAAAATGGAAAGCGGGGAAGACTCGCACCACTGCGCAGAACAATGCGCTTCATGTGTACTGCCGACTGTTGGCAGAAAAGCTAAACGAGTCCTCTTTGGATATGAAGAAGACTCTCAAGCACGATGCGGAGATTCCTTGGACAACTGATCTGGTTAAGGAATATTTGTGGAAGCCGATACAAGTTGCTGTCACTGGTGAGAAGTCTAGCTCAGAGGTTACTGCCTACGACTATGACGAAGTACACAAGCACTTGAGCCACTTGTTGTCGGAGAAGTTTAACATCTACGTTCCCTTCCCCACCCGCAAATGATTATCTTTGATGACTTCAGCCGCGCCTTGGAAGAGGCCGAATGGTGTGCTAATGATGAGAGGGTTTTGTATTATGTATTCCCACTCGGCAACAAGTACATGGTGCGGAAGAAGCATGGCGGTTCACCTAAGCCTAAGCGCCGACACATTGAGGTAGGCTTTCATCATAGAAAAGCAGGGAGAAAACCAGATGTTTGAGATCGCTTGTATCGCTATGGCAATTTACTTTGAGGCTAGATCAGAGCCATTAGATGGGCAGGTAGCCGTAGCTAATACGATCATCAATCGTGTGGCATCACCTAGATTCCCCGATACACCCTGTGATGTTGTGAAACAAGGCCGTAGTTGGAATGGTCACATGCTCCGAAATCAATGCCACTTCAGCTATTACTGCGATGGAAAACCAGAAGTAATCGCAGACCAAGGGGCATACACTTTAGCACTTAGTATCGCGGTCAATTGGGCGAATCTCGTTGACATCACAAGCGGTGCTACTTACTATCACAGAGATGACGTTAATCCCTACTGGGTAGACAACCTAAATATCAGCCGCAAGATTGGTCGTCATATCTTTTATAACTAGACGCACTGAATGAGAAAGCATCATGAATGATCAACCACAGTACAGTCCACCAGAAGATGTTAAGGCTGTATCCAAGACATACTCTGTTATGTCCAAGCTGTTTACCATAGCTTTACTGAAGCTGCGTTACGATAAAATGAATACTGCTAGCCAGATCCGAGCAGAGAAAACCATGTTCGCATTGATTCACGAGAGAAACTGGGATGCCAAGAGCGACAGATAGGCGCGTAAAGCGCAAGTCTAAACCCAAGACTAAGACCTCGGCACAGCTAAAGCAAGAGTGCTACAGGGCTATACAGAAGCTCGCGAGGATAGCTGCGGCAGATGATGATGGGTATTGTAGCTGTGTGTCTTGTGGCGTTAGCAAGCACTACACGCAGATGCAAGGCGGTCACTTCATACCCAAGGGGAACTCATCTTACTGGGCATTGGAGATAGAGAACATCCATCCGCAGTGTGCAGGGTGCAACATGTGGGGGATGCGACATGGTTCTGCTGCTCAAGAGTATACGATGTGGATGGAAGACATGTACGGAAGAGACTTTGTCAAGGACATGATTGCTAAAAAGTCGTCCCCTGTGAAGCGGTACAAGGCAGATTACGAAGATCTGTTAGCGGGGTTCGTTGAACTCATACATAAACATAAGCATAGGCTGGGCGAATAATGGATGACGAGATTTATATTCAAATGGTTTCCTCGGACGAGGCATACGAGTGGATCAACGACATGGTACAAACCCTTGAGGGGCATGACCGTGATGTCATAGGCACAATAGCCCTGATGCTTGAAGACCTAACCGAGTTCGTAAACAAGAACGACTTCATGAAGAAGCACTTCATGCAGTTCATTGAAAACAAACATGAAGGCGAGGAGTTACTACATTGAGCGCAACAGATCATCAGGTAGCGGGTGACCACTACAAGAAGCTAAAGATTCAACCGATTGAATACATCCTCGCGAATGAGATGCAGTTCTGTGAGGGGGCTATCATCAAGTACATCTCTCGATGGAGAGACAAGGGAGGGGTAGAAGACCTGCGCAAGATCAAACACTTCTGCGACTTCTTGATTGAGAATGAGGGAAAAGACGCACCCCTCGCTGACATGAGCGAGAGGCGTGTCCCTAAGTTTTAGTCTGCCAGTATATCTTTCATGCGCTTCTCTTCGCGTGCGCCTAAGAGCCAGTCTTGC